AATGAACGAATCCATCACGAAAATGATAATCAAAAAGAGGAATGCGAAAAAAAACTCGTGCGTGGCCACATCCGCCACTAAATTGATGAAACAAATGAAAATGACGGTGTATAAGACATAGCGGTTCTCTAAAATAGGTTCCATTTTCGGACACTTATATAATTATAGGGATAAAAGATTAGGGGTTCTGGTGTTCACCGCGAAAACCCATAGATGTTTTGGACCCCAGTAGGCGATAATAATAACCATTGTAAAGAACGTTCCCGCTCAGTGCTTTTTTCAACGTTTTATCGCTGATGCCTTGTTGCTTGATACAATCATATTTACACACGAATTCTTGTACTAGTTCAGAATCGGCGTTGAATATACCCACCCCGTCCTTGTAGAGAACCGGTTCTCCATGCTGATTTTCAAATTGAGTTATCAAGTCCCTATCGCATTTGTCGTATAAAACATAATAATGTCCGCGCGCAATCGCCCCTACTTTTACCGACGTATCCAGAGAACCGGGCTGAAATCCGTTTTCTGTGGCGGCGGTTTTTCGGTCTAGATACACATGAATTATTTGGGTTTTGTCCGCATTCAGTTTTGCGATGTATCCCATATTTTGGGGACGTGTAGGCCTGGTCGGCGCGATTTCACCCAACGTTGTGGGGTCGGCGTCGCGGGCACGGTAGGTCCAACGGAAACCGCCGTAAATGGTGTTTTCCTGGACCGCCTTTTCGATACTGGGTCGTTTTAATTTGTGATTGGATTCTTTGATACATTCTGCTACCGATTCGTAGGTTTGGATAAGGCTAAGGTTCTCCGGATTGATTTTCTGTAATCGGGGTCCAACAGTGACCAGGGGGTGTCCGAAGTTGGTAGTAGTTTTGATAGCTATTGGTGGTGTATGTATTCTTTGTTCTAGATCAGCCAAACGTTGGAGGATAGTGGTTTGATTTTGGAGAACCTGGCGTAATAATTCGTTTGTATTTGCGGGGGTAGTTGATTCTATCCGGTTTTCGGAAACAAATTGGCTAGATACCACTTCTTCCAGCATTTGCTTGAAATCACTCGGAGTAAATTCATTGAATTTTTGTAGGTTGGCATCAATAATGCGGGTCACCATACCGTATGTCAATTCTTTGCCAATCATAAACAACTCGTTCTCCTTTTCGTGGTTCGGCAAATCCCGCACAATATGGTTTCTAATGGTTTGATGGCCATGTAAGAATTTTTCGAAATTGCGGCTTTTCACGACGGGATAACAATCCAACAGTACACACTCGGGGTATTTGTTTTTGTGCTCATTGTAACGGCCTTCGATACCCTTGCTGCTCTCCCCAATTTTTATGACATAGCACCCATTTTCGTAGGATTTGACGCGGATGATGTAAACGAGTGGCCCGTTGGTGGCATAATCACGCCTGAGTATTTTCTCGCGTTCGAGTAGTTTGTTTTTTTCCAAATCGTGCTTGTGCTTTTCTTCAATATGTTGAATTTGAGTGGTCGCTTGTTCTAGTTGTTGTTGTAAAGCATATGTACCCGATAAACGAATTTCTTTGATAACATTACATACCCAATTTTGGAATTTTTCTGCGATTGGTTTTCTTGATTTGAACAAAACTTTATACAGGCCTTTTTCAGTAAGAAATGTTATATTTTGAATACCACCAAGGGTGTCCATACTATGGACGACCTTTTCTGTATCATCAAAATGTTGAATAGTAGTTCGTATATTACCCATTTCTAGTACTTCCCCGACATCACTTGCTCTAAATAAAGGACTTTCTATGGTGCCTTTGATAACAATCTCTGTGTGTAATTCATTTCCAGTAAACGCTTTTACGACTTCCATATTTAATGGGTGTATATGTATATAATACACCCATTATTTATATTCCTTTTGTAAATAATATATTTTATATATTGTATACATGATGAACTAAATGGTGTATGTCACGCTTGGTTGATTTATATTTTAATACAAATCAATCTTTTAACTGTATTTAATAGTCATTTTTACATATTTTTTATTATATTTAATATGTATGTCACACAAAACCGGCCATCCCTCTCAATTTGAGTACGCCACCCCAGCCATGCCGCTCATGACGCGGAGCACGTTGTAGTTCACGGCATACACACGCACCTTGGCCGTGGCGGTACCAGAGACCGTCGCGGACGAGAGCACGAGCTGGAGCACGGCGTTATCAATACGGGAGAAGTTGCACGTGCCACTTGGTTGGTGCTCCTCGGGGCGGAGGGCAAACGAGTACACGTTGATGCCCGTATCGGGGGCGCGGGTGTGGTGCTGGAAGGGCTGAACCACGTCGAAGTAGGAACCCTCACGCTCAGAGAAGCGGTCCTGGCCGTTGAGCTGGAGCTTGGCCGTGACGCAAGGGTTCTCACCCCAGCAGTGCATGTCAATCGCCGTCTCGGCAAGCACGAACGTGCCGGCATCGGAGAGGCCCGAGCCCGTGGTGACGGTCTGGGGAGCATCGAGGAAAGCGGGGTACGAGACACCGGCAGACGCCCAGGCGGGGTTGCCCTGGGCCGTCGTGACGGCAACATCGACACCACCGGCCATCTGGAAGAGACCGTTGGAGGCGATGACACCGTTGGCACCCGACACCTCACCCGGACCACCAAACGCGTGGATGGCGTTGGGGAGGGCATCGATGGCGTCCGTGTAGTTGAAGGGCTGGGCACCGAGCGTGCGGTAGAGCGTCTGCGTGGCGTCGAGGGATGAGCAGTAGTCGACGTTGGCATCAGGCTGGACAACCCAGATGAGCTCCTTGCAAGGGTGGTTGAAGTTCAACTTGATCTTGTTGGAAGAGGAGCCGACCGACTCGTCACCCGTGAACTGGAGCTGCTCGAAGAGGTACTCGTGCGGGTTCTGCGCCATCTTGCGGCGCTCGTCCGTGTCGAGGAAGATGTAGTCGACGTAGAGGGACGCCGCCACCAAGGACTGCTGGTAGGCAGCCGTGACGGAGACAATGCCCGTAATGGCGGAGAGGGAGCTCACCGCCCACAAGCACTCACCAATGGGGCGGAGATCAAGGTTGATCTTGACCTCGTGGTACTGGAGAGCGATCAAGGGGAGGGCAAGGCCCGGGTTGCGGTTCCACCAGAAAAGGAGGGGGATGTAGAGCGTCGTCTCAGGGAGCGCGTTGCGGGGAGCGCACACCTGGGTGGGGCCACCCGCCGCCGCGCAGGGGCCGTTGACGGACGCGAACGTCGGGTCCGTGATGTAGGTAAGCTGGGTCGTGTTACCGATCATCTTGAAGTAACCGCGCTGTTGCTCGCTCGTGAGCGTGAGCTGGTTCCAGATGTGCATCCAGTCACCGTATTGGCGGTCAATGCGCTGACCACCGATCTCGACCTCAACCTGGGCCACCAACTGCTCACCGATGAAATCCATCCAGCGGGCATAGACGCCCGTGTTCGTGGCGGCCATGGACTGGTTGATCTCAGGGAGAGTCACCTGAAGGTACGTGCGGTAGCACAAATCACCGTTGCGGGAGATCGTGCACGTGACACGGCGACCGAAGTCGGCCTGACCAGAGAAGGTCTGCTCGATGGACTCCATCGCGAAGTTCGTGTGGCGTCTGTAAGACACCTTCCAGAAGGTGATCTCAGGCGTTCCCGTGAGGAAAACGTCCTGAGCACCGTAAGCAACCAATTGCATGAGCGCGCCACCCATATTTTATATTATACTATTGCTAAAGAAAATAATTTCCAAGGTATACATATTTTTATATTAATACAAAATAATATAAAAACATCGGTGTTTATTTACAGCACCTTCAGCAGTTACTGTATCCAATAAATAAATTATCGTGTTAGCATAGTTTATGTAAAAAGAACATAAAGATATCTCTGCTAAATACAGAGAAACATGACCGACTACACAATACTACTAGAAAAATATGAGGAACTAAAAAGGGTATACGATGAGCTTATAATGGAACTAGAATCCACTAAAGAACACCTGAAGAGGTACACCGCACCCTCGCGCAAGAAAACGTACTATGAAAACCACAAAGAAGAATTGAAAGAAAAGTCACGGAATTTCGTGGTTTCTAAAGAAAAGAAAAGGGAATACAACCGCAGGTATGCGGAAAAGAAAGCCGCGCAAAAACAGCTAAACAACGCTGGAGTTCGTCCTTCGTTGTTAGGAGATTTTTCTCCAAATGTACCTGAAAACGGATATAAAGAATAGATGCGAGAACATTCTAAATATAAAATATTTAGGAATTGTATATGTCTACACAATGTGAACACGGTAAAAGAAAAAGATATTGCGTTGACTGCGGTGGAAGTCAAATCTGTATTCATAAAAAACGTAAAGAAAGGTGTTTAGACTGCGGAGGTTCTGAACTCTGTACGCATAATATTTACAAATATAGATGTTTTGAATGTAATGGCAATTCAATCTGTATACATGGTAAGCGACGTGAACGCTGTAAAGATTGTCTACATTTGTTATTTTGTGAACATAATAACCGAAAAGCGACATGTCAATTATGTAAAGAGGAACGTACATGCCAGCATAATAAAACTCGCAACATTTGTAACATTTGTAATCCTACTTATTATCACTGCGAACATCATATTACAAAAAATAATTGTAAAATATGTTCAACCGGATCGTATTGTCAACACGGAAAATACAAGCCGCGGTGTAAAGAATGCGGAGGTTCATCATTATGTCAATCTACATTCTGTGACAAAATGGCCATCAAACGCTACAACAATTATTGTCTAACGTGTTGTATTCACGTTTGTCCAGAAATCGAGGTCATCAGAAATTACAAGACCAAAGAGCGCAATGTGGTAGAACACGTATTGGAACGATTTCCTGATTTTACCTGGGTTTCCGACAAAAAGGTCCAAGACGGGTGTTCCAAGCGTCGTCCCGATTTACTTCTCGATTACGGATCACACATTATCATTGTAGAAATCGACGAAAATCGCCACAAAGATTACGAAAGCACCTGTGAAAATAAGCGTATGATGGAAATTTCCCAAGACGTAGGACACCGACCCATCGTGTTTATCCGGTTCAATCCTGACGACTACATCAATGACGACGGTAAAAAAGTGACCTCCTGTTGGAAAACCAACAAATTGGGGGTGTATTCCATTCCTGTCTCCAAACAACCGGAATGGAACATGCGCATTGAAACTCTCTTGAACACGATACAACAATGTATTGCCTCTCCGACCGAAAAGACCATCGATATTGTGGAACTGTTTTACTAGATACAGTAATCATCTCTGTAAACGCAGTGAGACCTTTTTATCCGACGGCGATGCGTTTTTATCCAGACGATATTGCCCACAGGGTCCACAGTGATCCTCGTTCGACCAATCTATTTTATGGTCTAATTTGGCGGTACATTCCTCGATCCTCCACCTACCCACGGGCACAGGCATTTCTTTGAAAAATCGTCTTTTAATGGCTGTTACAAAGCGGTTCATGTTATAGTAATACTATATACAGATCTTTATTTTGATCAAAATGAATAAATACCGCCATCTAGACCGTTTGACCTAAAACCATGTTGGATTCAATGAATGTGCGCAGATAGTCTTCCCGAAAAATTTCCCGTTTACCCTCGTGTTTTTTTGAAAACACGTATTTGTCGTCTTCCTTTTTAACGGACCATCCCTGATCGAGTGCGTTCATAATGAATGTCATCTTTTTGAAATGAACCCAACTCATTTTAATGGTAGAATCCGGATCCATCGTCAAATTACCTTCCGTCAATAAAATATGAGTTATTTAATTAATTCATATTTTCCGATAAATTATATAGAATTATCACCGACCTAATAAGATAAAACAAAAATCATAAAAATCTCCCCAAAATTCTGTATATTTGTTTAATATAGAAAGTAGGAGGTAGATAATGGAATCAACTGCGCTTAAAAACTTTATACGAAAACGTGATCCCACTACACACACCATTGATAAAAAACACTCACAAATGTTGGAACATTTCAACAAGATAGACACAGAAATTATTCCTCAATTACGCCAAGAAGTTGACGAAATCAAACAAACCATCGTGGATCTCATCCAAAAAATGGAATCGGACGCCGAAATTGACGGCAAGTTGGTGGACCAACGAATAGAACTTCAGGACAAAATGGAAACGCTAAAAACGAGGATAAAATCCCTAAAGCGAGAAAAGAAGCAGTATTTTTTGGAGAATTCCACCTATATTTTCAACTATTTCGAGGAAAAGAAACAGATTTCGTCGGGGGAAAAACAAAACGTCAATGTGCTCAATTCTTTTTTCAAAGTCAAACCCAAAGAAAACGACACCAGTGAACTCGCCGCCGAAAATCAGACCAAAATAAAACAAAACGTCAATCAGTATTGGAAAAACGTCGACAACGAGATCACCAACATCCAGGATTTTGTGGTCCCCACCGATGTGTGTACATTTTGTCGTAAAGGCGAGTTTATTCCCCAAGACGAAGAGGGTATATTAATCTGTAACAACCCACAGTGTGGTAAATTCATCAGCTACATTGTGGACAGCAACAAACCGTCGAACAAGGAACCGCCCAACGAAGTCTCTTACACTGCTTACATCCGTCTCAACCATTTCAAGGAGATTTTGTCGCAATTTCAGGCCAAAGAAACCACGCAAATTCCGGAGAGTGTCATCGAAGACATCAAGCGCCGCATCAAGAAGGAGCGCATCAAGGATTATGCGAAAGAACTCAACTACGACAAGATGCGCGAAATTTTGCGGAAATTGGGTTACAACAAGTATTTCGAGCATATTCAGTATATCAATTCGATTTTCGGGATACGCCCGCCCATCATGAGCGACGAACTTCATGAAACCCTGTGTGTGTTGTTCATCGAAATACAGAAACCGTGGGCGCTCCACTGCCCCCCCGACCGCACCAATTTTTTCAATTACACGTATACCCTCTATCAATTGTGTGTATTGTTGGACCAGACCCAGTATTTGCCGTATATTCCGTTGTTGCGCGATCTCATCAAACAGCGACAGATGGACCTGATTTGGAAAGAAGTGTGTGCGGAACTTGGCTGGCAGTATTTTCCCACGGTTTAGACCGCTAAAAATATACCTATACTACAATGAAACAGGTCGGTAATGTATTTTGGAAATACATATTGACAATTTCCAGTTTCGGGTTTTTAGTACCGATTTTATTTACCACGGATCCCTTTTTCATCGTATTATTTTTCACCGTTTCTTTTGCGTCGGCCATGTTTTGGATAGATAGTGTCGAAAATTCGGTATTCCATACGATAGACGCGGCCATGGCGAGAATCGGGATTCTAT